TCGAGATCAACCTTTACGGATACTTGGCAATTTACCTTGCTAAGTCAGGTAAGGGTGTTCGTAAGTTCAACCTAACTTAATCAACATAGGTAACTAAGTACGCTCTGAGGGGTAGTAGCCCTCTACCCCTCAGAGTCTTTAGAAAGGACAAGGAATGGCACTAACAACAGTCGCAGAACTCCGATCAACACTCGGAGTCGGTACGCTGTACCCAGATGCCACCTTGCAAGAAGTCTGTGATGCTACGGATGCAGTATTGCTTCCGATGCTCTGGACTAACACTACTTTTAACATTGCACACAGCAACACAGCAACAACAGGAACACTTTACTTTGAGGACAAGGTAGAGAAGGTCTTTTATGTAGGTCAGACTGTGCACATCACAGGCAACGGATCTAAGCACAATGGATCAAAGACTCTCACTGGAGTAGGCGATTACAACATCACCTATAACATCACCGGCAACAACAACACTCCAGCAGTAGAGCATCCAGTTCAACCTTTTGGAACAGTATCAGCAGACACTTATGTTGATTGGGCATTAGACACAGCAGTCCAGCAAGCAGCTTTGATGGTATCTGTAGAGATCTGGCAAGCTCGCACCGCTACTCTCAGCGGTTCTAACCTTGTTGATTTCCAGCCAAGCCCTTATCGAATGAGCGCACAGCTTCTCGCTAAGGTGCGAGGATTGATCGCACACGCGCTAAGCCCTAACTCGATGGTTGGATAATGCCACCAGTTGCCATCACCACACTTCGCACCACTTTAGCGACTGCTCTAGTCAATAACGCTAAGTGGCAGACTTTCGCATTTCCGCCTTCAACAGTCCTTGCTAACTCTGTGATTGTCTCTCCAGATGATCCTTACTTGACACCTAACAACAATGGACAGATCACAGTCAGTCCAATGGCTAACTTTCGCATTGTGATGACAGTGCCACTCTTTGACAATGAGGGAAACCTTAACGGGATCGAGGACACAGTAGTTAGCGTGTTCGCACTACTTGCAGCATCTTCTTTAGTTTATAATGTAAGCGCAGTCAGCGCACCTAGCGTTCTCAACGCGGCAAGCGGAGACTTGCTCAGCTGTGAGATGTCCGTATCAATCCTAACGAGTTGGAGTTAAACATGTCCGATTGGGAAAAAGAAAACGCAGCCTTTCTCGAAAAGATCGGGCAAGTTGCGCCAAAGCCAGAAGCAAAGCCAGTAACTAAGAAAGAAGAGGAATAATCCGATGGCAGTTTATTTAGCAAATACAGGAGTTCTAACTGTTAATTCGGTTGATCTCTCTACTTTAACAACTTCAGTAACAATCAATCGCGCTTTCGATGAACTTGAAGTCACCGCACTTGGAGATTCTGGTCATCGTTTCGTTAAGGGATTGGAAGCTTCAAGCATTTCAATCGACTTCCTAAATGACGAGGCAACAGCTAAGACACTTCAGACACTTCAGGCAACTTGGGGAACTAACACAGTTGTCACATTCAAGCAGACTTCTGCTGCTGTATCAGCTACAAATCCACTTTACACAATGACATGCTTGGTCAATAACATCACACCTGTAAATGGTGCTGTTGCAGACCTATCAACTCAGAGCGTAACTTGGAATGTTTCAGGTACAATCGCAGTAACAACAGCGTAAGAAACTAAACAAAGGGGCTAAACATGGCAAAGCTAAAGATCGTTCGTAATGATGGAAGTGTGCTAGAAGGCGAGATTACTCCAGCAGTGGAGTATGCGTTCGAGCAGTACGCTAAAAAGGGTTTCCATAAAGCCTTCAGAGATGAAGAGAAGCAATCGGATGTTTATTGGCTTGCATGGGAAGTCACACGCAGATCAGGTGAAACTGTTAAGCCTTATGGGATGGAGTTCATTGAAACGCTGAAAAGCGTGGAAGTGTTGGACTCTGACCCTTTAGCTTAAAGCGCGATCTTCCATTCACCTACCTAATTGCTAGGCTAAGCATTAGGTTGGGAATCGCGCCACAGCAATTGTTAGATCTTGATAAGAGCATGCTCGATGCATTAGTGCAGGGGCTAAAGGATGAAGCGAAAGAGGTGAGCGATGCCAACACAGGTAACAGGCGCGGTAGAGCTTAGAAAAGCCCTCAAAAAGTTCACTCCAGATCTTGCTAAGGAAACACAAAAAGAATTAGGCACAATCCTAAAGCCAATCACAAACAAGGCTAGAGGATTTATACCTTCAACATCACCTTTAAGCGGATGGGCTAATCAAGGCACAGGTGCGTGGGAACGCATTGAGTGGTCATCTGGGGAAGCAAAGCGTGGCATTGGATACAAAGCAACACCATCCAAGCCTAATCGCTCAGGATTTCGCTCCCTTGCTCGCATCGTTAATGCATCGCCTTCAGGCTCTATCTATGAGACTGCTGGTCGATTAAATCCACAAGGCAGACCACAAGCTCCATTGTCTAAGGTCGTAGCCCCCGGACATGTTAATTTCGGCAAGACAATTAGATCAGGTTCTAAGGGTCAATCTCTTAGCAACAATCCTAATGCTGGTCAGCAGTTCATTGAAGCCTTAGATCGAACAGGCACAATTGTTAATGCTTTTAAGCGAGCAGAAGGCGCATCAGGTCGCGCCACTCGTAAGATGAAGGGTCGCGCAATCTTTCGTGCATGGGCAGAAGATGGCGGAAAGACTAACGCAGCTGTTATCAAGGCAATCGAAGATTCAAAAGTTAAGTTCGAGAACTACACACTGAAGGCGGCTAAGTAATGGCAGCAGATGTAAGAATTGACATAGCCGCCCAGTTCGTAGGCAAGAAGGCATTTAAGGAAGCAGAAACTTCCACAGACAGATTGACTAAGAATGTCAAGGGTCTTGCTAAAGGGTTGCTTGCTGTTTATAGCGCACAAAAGGTTCTGTCTTATGCAAAGGCTTCTGTTAAGGCTTTCGCAGAAGATGACAAAGCAGCTAAGGCATTAGGCACTACTCTAAAGAATCTGGGTCTTGCTTACGGATCTAACATTGGCACAGTCAATGGCTTTATCTCTCGCCTTGAAATGCAGACAGGTGTGCTTGATGATGAGCTACGCCCTGCAATGGATCGCTTGCTTCGCGCTACAGGCGATGTCACCAAGTCTCAGGAATTGCTTGGGCTTGCGCTTGACATTGCGGCTGGAACTGGCAAGTCAGTTACCCAAGTTTCACAAAGCTTGCAAAAGGCATACTTAGGACAGACTCAGGCATTAGGTCGCTTGGGTGTAGGACTTACAAGGGCAGAACTTTCGACATCAACCTTTGAGCAGATCCAAGAACGCCTGTCGGTTCTATTCGCAGGTCAGGCGAGCGCGGCAGCTGATACCTATGCAGGTTCACTTGCTAAATTAACTGTTGCGAGTAACAACGCTAAAGAGACTATTGGTCAGGGTCTTGTTGAAGCGTTAATGACGATCACTAACTCTAATACGACAGATGAGTTTATCGGCAAGATCGACAAGGCAGCGCAGTCAATTGCTAACTTTGCTCGCGAAACAGGCGAGTTTATCAAGATCACCAAATCAATCTTTGACTTTAAGAATCTTTCATTCTTTGCACCTTCTGGCGGATTGTTCGGTGATGGCAAGGGATTCGGCAACATCTCAATGACTGTATCCTCACAGGATACTCAGCGAGCAGATGCCATTGCTCGAAAGAACGCTACAGCGATCACAAAGCTCACAAAAGAGCAAGCAGCAGCACAGGCTAAGATCCTCAAAGATAAGCGACTTGGCGCGGCTATTGACAAGGCTAACCTTGCTCTCAACAAGGGCAGCGAAGTCTTTGACATGGACAAGATCCAGATTGCAGCAGCTCTTACATCTCAGGCTCAGCAATTAGGTAACGCAACAAGCGCAGCGCAAGTCTTACAGATCGCTAACGATACTGCTCGCCTTAATGTCAAGCGTTCGATCCTTGCCCTAGAAGATGCTATTGCCGCTAAGGATGAAGCAGCCATTATTGCTGCAACGGCTAAACTTAATGCAGATCTCAAAGTGCTTGGCACACTTGGTATGCAGAATGTCAAGCTTCAAGACATTAAATCAATCCTTGAAAGCCTAAAGCCTAAAGACCTTATCAACATTGCTAATCTTGAAAACGCCCTTCGCCTTCTTCGTGAGATCAATCTTGCTTCTACTGGATCAACTAAGATCCCAACAAGCGCATCTCTAGGCTCTGGAATCCCAGCAGGGGATTACATTGCACCTATCTCGACAGTCGGTGGCTCAATTGAAGCGATCCTAGAATACGCGGATGCAGCAGCAGCTCGCGCTAATGCCTTTGCAGACTTGCTAGACTTGGAGAACGCCTCGGCTTCAAGCCAGATAGCTTCTACACTTGATCTGGAAAGCATTGCTCGCTCATCCCTATTGCAGGGTTTAGCAGGTGGAGCAGGTGTGTCAGGCGCAGTAAGCGGTTCACGCTATGCAGCTCAGGCGGCTAATGCGTATAACATCACAATCAACACAGGCGTGGGAGATCCTAACGCTATTGCAGAAGCTATTGATCAAGTTCTAACAGATGCAGTCCAGCGAGGCACATTGAGAGGTTATGTACCAGCATGACATGGCTTCCAGAGTGGCGAGTTACAGTAGGTGATGATGTCTATACGACTGTCACCTCTGTTTCCTATGCCTCTGGTCGCTTAGACATCGATAGACAACCCACAGCAGGTTATTGCCGAGTCGAGATTATCAACACAGATAACTCACCTTTCACCATCAATGTCACAGAGCCTATTCTTTTAGAGCTAAAGAACTCATCTGGCACTTATGTCACAGTCTTTGGCGGAGAAGTATCAGATTTCAACATTGGTGTCAGAAGCCCAGAGGAATCAGGCTATGTGACCACAGGCACAATCTTGGGCATTGGATCACTTGCCAGATTAACTAAGGCTATCTATAACACAGCCCTTGCAGAAGGTTTAGATGGCGCACAGATCGCAGCAATTCTAGGCTCAGCCCTGAACTTATCTTGGGCAGAAGTCACTCCAACAGTCACATGGGATACCTACCCAGCAACTACGACATGGAACGATGCAGAGTCTTATGTCGGTGAAGTCGATTCTGGTTTCTACACCATGATTGCTGTTGCAGCTAGTGCTTCTGCTAAGTCTCAAACCCTTGCAGATCAGATTGCCAATAGCGCACTCGGAGCAGTTTTTGAAGAAAAAAATGGAGATGTTAGTTATGCAGATGCAGACCACAGATCTAACACCCTTGCAGCAAATGGCTATACTGCACTCAATGGCGCGTTCGCAACACCAAGCTCTATCACTTCAACAACTCAGACTGCTCGCATCCGTAACAGCCTTATCTATCGCTACGCCACAGGATACGGCTCAACCTACAGCACCTCAGATACCGACTCTATAGCCTCATACGGACTCTTTGAGCGTTCATTCGACTCCAACATCAAGAACCTCGCAGACATCACTGACATCGCCACTAGAGAGCTTAATTTAAGGCGTAGTCCTAGAGAGCAACTAGGTGTCATTACTTTCCGCCTAGACAATCCAGACATCGGCAATGCGATGCTTGACAGCCTTATTGGGATCTATTTTGGTCAGCCTGTCCTTATTAGCAATCTGCCTACCAACATGCTTGGTGGCACTTTCGAAGGCTTTGTTGAGAATGTCGCACTTCGGGCAACACCTACCTTTGTGGACATTACTTTGTATGTCACAGCAACAGATCTATCCCTGAGCACGACTCAGTGGGAAACAGTCATTCCTAGTTCATTAGCTTGGACAGGCGTAAATGGTACACTTATCTGGAACAACGCGACAGGAGCATTAACTTAATGGCAACGACCCCGAACTTTAACTGGAGCACTCCAGACAACACAGGATTGGTTAAGAATGGTGCTCTGGACATTCGCACACTCGGTAACTCTATCGATGCTTCTATGGCAGATCTAAAGGGTGGCACTACCGGTCAAGTCCTAGCTAAGGCAACCAACACAGACATGGACTTCACATGGGTTGCACAGGATGACAGCAATGCTATTCAGAATGCAATCGTTGATGCTAAGGGCGATCTAATTGCAGCAACAGCTAACGACACACCTGCCCGCTTAGCAGTCGGCACTAATGGTCAAACATTAGTCGCAGACAGTACGGCTGCAACAGGATTAAAGTGGGCTACACCAAGCGAAGTTTTACTTAATACGACAAGCTTTTCAGCAGTTTCATCACAATCTGTAAATGATGTGTTCTCTGCAACTTATGCTTATTACAGAGTTTATTTAACTCTTACTGCTAATACTGGTACTAATGCGGCAATTAAACTGGCTATGCGAGTAAGCGGATCTGATACACAAATGTCATCTGAATACATCAAACAATACGCAACTACTATCACAGGTGTGGAATCTATACCATCGGGCAGTGGGGGAATCTTTGTTGAAACGCACAGCACTTATGGTTCTTACTGTAAAGGATTTTTGGACATTATTGATCCATTTACAGCATCAGTTCAGGCTACCGCGTTTGGAAGATTTATCGGAGTTAATTCATCTGGACAGCCTTTCCAATACCTATCTAATCAACTCCAAGACTTTACGACTCAATACACAGGATTTACAATTACACCAGCTTCGGGAACAATGACAGGCACACTAAGAGTTTATGGAGTGACAATCTAATGACTGAAAAAATTATTATTGGAATAGCAGATGCAACAACCGGTGAAAATGTCACACAGGAATTGATTGGTGCAGAATTGACGGCTTTCAATGCTGACCGCGCTAAGTTTGATTCTATTGTGCAAAATCGCGAAATTGAATTAAACACAAAGCGTGAAGCAGTAAAAACCAAGTTAAATGCTTTAGGCTTATCAGACGAAGATCTAATTCTTTTGGGTTTAATTCCAAAGCCAGCAGATGAAGCCAAAATTAAGTAAGGCAGCGATACAGCTTCGCGAACAGTTCGATGACTCGTTCCCAGATCGTGACCGCACATCGGATGGTTGGATCGGTGATACCCGACACGCTGCTCGCAAGTCTGATCATAATCCAGATGCACAGGGCTGGGTTCGTGCCATTGATGTGGACAAAGATCTGCACAAAGGCGGAAAGCCAGATGTCATGGGAGATCTTGCTGATCAGTTACGCACCTTATCCAAGTCAAAAGCAGACAAGCGTATTAGTTACATCATTTATGATGGACGAATCTGCTCCAGCATCCTTAACTGGAAATGGCGCAAATACACAGGGGCTAACAAACACACTAAGCACATGCATGTTAGCTTTAAGAAAGAAGCTGACAATGATGGTGCTTTTTTTCAAGTACCTATGTTAGGAGCATCTAATGGATAATCTATCAATCATCATTGCCGGAGCTTGTGGAGTCATTGCTATCCCAGTTCTACGCCAAGCGATTAAGTCTTACCGCGCTAAGAAGTCTGTTGCAGACATCGTGGTTGATTCAATTGAAGCTGCTATTGATCAGGTTGAGAAGAAGTGACACAGTCGGACTTCTTTACCTTCTACATTGCTAGTCTAGGTGTGTTCGGTGGTCTTGCTGGTTATGTCATCACACACCTGCTCAATGAGATCAAAAGACTCAACACGCGAGTGGATGAGATCTATAACATCTTGCTTGACAGGTAGCATTGTGCTATGGCAAGGAAACCCACTAAGGCATTAGAGGATCAAGGCTATTCCAAGCTCGATGCTTACTGCATTGGCTTGCATGAGTATTGGAAGTCATTGCGCAAGGCTGGATTCACTGAAGGCATTGCGTTATTCATGATCACAGATGTTCCCTCTTACCCTCGCTGGATCTTGCCAGACCCAATCGAACCAGAAAAGCTGGGCGATTACGAGGACGATGAGGATGACGATTAAGCGAATTGTCGTAGTTTCGGACTTACAAGTTCCATACCATGACAGGGTTGCAACTCGTAACCTTGCTTCATTCATCAAGAAGTTTAAGCCAGATCAGGTTGTCACCATTGGTGATGAGATTGATCTTCCACAGATAAGCAAGTGGGAAGAAGGGCGCATGGGCAGTTATGCCCAGACCCTAGATGATGACCGCAATGAGGCTGTTCAGCTTCTCTGGGATCTAGGCGTTACAGACTGCATCCGTAGCAATCACACAGATCGCCTGTATAACATCATCATGGCTAAAGTTCCTGCCTTTGGTGCATTGCCAGAGTTACGCTTTGAGAAGTTCATGAAGTTCGATGAACTCGGTATCACATTCCATAAGAACCCAATGCCTATTGCGCCTAACTGGATCGCAGTGCATGGAGATCACACACCAATCAAGCCACAAGGGGGCTTATCAGCCCTAGAGGCGGCTCGTAGGCATGGAAAGAATGTCATCTCAGGACATACTCACAGAGCAGGGCGTTCAGCCTTCTCAGAGGCTTCTGGAGGGCGTATAGGGCGTGTCCTGCATGGTGTCGAGGTGGGAAACCTCATGGATTTCAAGCTTGCCCACTACACCAAGGGTGTGGCTAATTGGCAGCAAGCCTTTGCCATTATCTATGTGAACAAGTCTAAGGTGCAGGTTGATCTCATTAACATCGAAAAGGACGGCACATTCATTGTGGCTGGAAAGTCCTACGGCAGACCCAGATAATCGTTATCATTTCGTTACACAAATGTGCTTGATTAGTCGGACAGTTCTGTCACACTAAGTTTGTCACCAATCAAGGGCATTGGGGCAGTTAGGTACGGAAATGATGATTACACCAATTCAGAAGCATCCTATTCGCATGGCTTTTAAGGGTCAATGCGTGTCTTGCTTAGAAGCTCATTATTATCTTTGGAATGCAAGTGGCTTTGCTTTGACAGACGAGTCCACAAGTGATGGATTCTGTAACAATTGCTGGAATTACTAAGGGGCTTATGATGGCGAACACAGACAAGCTGCTTCTGATCTGCATCTTTGGCATGATTATAGGCTTTATTATAGTGATCATAGATGTGCAAAAGACAGCTTATAAAAAGGGCGTACGCGATGGCTATCATCGAGGTCGCAGTTACAAGGGGCAGGAATGAGAGCCAATGAGATCCTCTTATCCGCCACAGACACTATCCGCGAGCGTGGTTTATCGTATGGTCACCCTTCAGATAACCTGCAACACACCGCAATGCTGCTCAGTGCATACCTACAGACACCGATCCATGACTATCAAGTCGCAGGGATCATGGTACTTGTCAAGCTTGCAAGGACTAATCAATCAGCCCAGCACATCGACAACTGGGTCGATCTATGCAGCTATGGCGCACTCGCTGGACAACTAGCCACAGAGGAGAACGAGCTTTATGTTTAACCTAGCCGATTACGAGACAGTAGAGGTGAGACTTGAAAAGTTTATTAAGGACTATCCAGATTTCCGTATTGCAACAGAGTTGGAAGTGGTCGAGGCAGATCGATACATTGTTAAGGCTTATCTTTACAAAGGGATTGGCGCAACTGTCGCGTGGGCGACAGGGTACGCTGAGGAGAAGATTACTGACCGAGGCGTTAATGCGACTTCAGCTCTGGAGAATTGCGAGACTTCGGCAATCGGCAGAGCACTTGCAAATGCAGGTTATGCTTCTAAAGGAAAAAGACCAAGCCGCGAGGAAATGAGCAAGGTCGTAGCTTCTAAGCCAGTCAAGCCACCGGTGGCAGAAGTCAAGGCAGATGATCAGGATTACTGGACAACTCCAGTGGGTCAATACAATAAAGTAGTCGATGCTCCAGTCACATTAGAGAAGGCTATGGAGAACATCGCAGCTGTAATGGGTACAGGCGAAGCACAAGAAGCACCATCATGCAAGCATGGACACATGGCGTGGCGCGAAGGCACAAAGAACAACAAGGCTTGGGGCGGTTACTTCTGCTCTGTAGTCAATCATCAAGGGGGCGAGCCTAAATGCCCTACAGTCTGGTATTCACTTTCATCAAGTGGCAAGTTCGAGCCACAGAAGGCGTGGGCATAACATGGGTTATGTAGAGATCTATAACATTGAGAAAGATGGCGAATGGACAGACTTAGAGGATGTGCCTATGTATGACACAATCTTATGTCAGCTGTGCAATGAACCAACATTAGCTAGTGACATCATCATCCCAGCCATTATTACAGACGGCAACCTTGTCGCTGGAACATGGCAGTGCAGGAAATGTCACGCAGTTAATGGCTAGTCAAGCAAGAAAACATAGAGGCTTCCGCACAGAGCGCGTAGTCGCACAGTACCTATCGACTGTGTGGAGTGGTGCAACTGTCGGAAGGGGTAGCGGTAAGGACATTGTCAATGTTCCCTTTGATGTTGAAGTCAAGGCACGATCAGGCTTTCAACCATTGGCTTACATAAAGCAATTAAAAGCTCGCACAGCTCTTTCGGGGGAATTGGGCTTTGGAGTAATACGACTAAACGGACAGGGTGAAGATGCGCGTGAGTATGCCGCCATCATCCGCTTAGAGGATCTCTTACCGCTACTTCAATTAAAGTATGGTCACATTACTAGCGAACCCACAGAAGCAGACATTGACCGCTGCACAGGCTGTGGGTCTTACATGATACAGAGGTGCTTAACATGCCAGCCTATGACTACCGATGCAACCAGTGCAATCTCAGTTCGGAGATCACTCATGGATGGCACGATAGACCAGTGATTCCATGCACCTATTGCAATGAACCTATGGTCAAGGTTATAGCAGCTGCACCTGCACACTTTAAGGGCAAAGGCTTCTACACTACGGATAAATAGTTATCCACAGAAGTTATCCACAGGGTAACAGTAGGGAGACATTATGAAACGACACACCGCTCTGACCAGCACTTATGCTAATGGATTTGACACCGATGGTACGCTAACTCAGCAGAGCCTCTCAAAGGCTCACCGCGAGCCGCCTAAGCGGATCGCTCGCGGGGTGCTTGTAGCTATTGGGATAGCTCTTTGCTTCATGCCTGAAGCAGGGGGATCTAAACCAATGCGTTATGTTACTTATAAAGAGTATGCATTACATTTATTGAATTATGATTATGTTCAGCATAAATGCCTAACAAAGCTCTACGGTAAAGAGAGTGCTTGGAATCCAAAAGCAATTGGCAATCTATCTGGAACTAAGAGAGTTTATGGAATACCACAAGGTAAGAGTGAATGGCTTAAAGACCAAGATGGTTACTCTCAGGTACGATGGGGATTGTCCTACATAGAACACAGATACTCCACACCATGTAAGGCATTAGATCATTGGAAGGTTAAAGGATGGCATTAGATTTAGAAGCTACTGTTCAATGCAGTAGGTGTGAGACTGAGACACCTGAGTCTGAGCTGCATGAGGTGCATGCATGGTGGTTATGTGGTAACTGTTATGATGAGATCTAATGGCATTGAATCAAAGAAGGGTTAATGACCCTAGAGATAGCAGAAGATGGAGAGCCTTTCGGCTCACGATCTTGGCTAGGGATAACTACATTTGTAGGTATTGCTCTAAAGATGCAACGACTGTGGATCATGTGCTGAGTATTAAGGATGCACCTGATCAAGCGTTCAATCCTGAGAACTGTGTGAGTGCCTGTCAGCCATGCAATAGCGCGAAAGGGTCACGCTCAATGGGGGTTTTTTTAGGTAAGTCGTTCAC